GTGTATACAGACTATGTGCGTGATGCGTGGTTCTCACCAGCAGGTATTAATCGTGGTAATATTAAAAATGCTGTTAAGTTAGCATGGAATCCAGCACAATCAGATAGAGATGCATTATATTCTTTAGGTGTAAATTCAGTTATAACATTACCTGGTTCAGGAACTGTTCTGTTTGGAGACAAAACATTACAAACTAAACCATCAAGTTTTGATAGAATTAATGTTCGTAGATTATTCATTGTACTAGAGAAAACAATTGCCCGTGCTGCAAGAGCATCAATGTTTGAATTCAATGATGAATTTACACGTTCACAATTTGTTTCTTTGATTACTCCATTCTTGCGTGATGTTCAAGGGCGTCGTGGCATTTATGACTTTAGAGTTGTATGTGATAATACGAATAATACACCACAAGTTATTGACTCAAATCAGTTTGTTGGAGATATTTACATTAAACCGGCACGTTCAATCAATTTCATTCAATTGAATTTTGTTTCAGTTAGAACCGGTGTTGATTTTACTGAAGTCGTTGGTAAGTTCTAATAAATAATTCAACGATATTAAGGAGAAAAAATAATGGCTTTTAACGTACAAGACTTTAGATCAAGAATGCAATTTGACGGCGCTCGTCCAAATCTATTTGAAGTTGAATTGTCTTTCCCAACAGGTGCACAAAATACTGATGCAGCTTCACTTTCCAGATTTATGGTAAAATCTGCACAATTACCGGGATCAACAATTGGTATTGCGCCTGTTTACTATTTTGGTCGAGAAATTAAATTTCCAGGAAACAGAACGTTTGCGGACTGGACAGTAACAATTATCAATGATGAAGATTTCATTATCAGAAATGCCATGGAAACATGGATGAATGCTCTCAATAGTCATGCAGGTAATACCAGAGCAGCCATCAATAGTCCAAGTTATTCTGTAGATGCGATCGTCAGACAGTTTGGTAAATCAACAGCAACAACAAATCCATTACCAATTAAAGGATATACGTTTAAAGGTATGTTTCCTGTTGATGTTGCACCAATTGATTTAGATTGGGGATCAAACGATTCTATTGAAGAATATACAGTAACTTTTGCATATCAGTGGTGGGAATCATTTCCTTCAACCGATGGCGCAGGAGTGCAGACTACTGTACCACCAACAGCTGGACTATTTCCGTAATTTTATTATATACAGAGAGAACTTCGGTTCTCTCTTTTATGTTTTTTTGAATTGAACTAGGAGCACATATTGGCACTATCACTATTCGGCTTTCAAATATCTCGAAAAGAGACAGAAGATGCACAGGAAGTGCAGCCATCCTTTACGCCTCCGGCAAATGATGACGGTGCATTAACTATATCACAAGCAGCATATTATGGAACATATGTTGATCTAGACGGAACCGCAAAAAATGAAGTTGAATTAATTTCTCGATACAGAGAAATGGCAATGCAACCAGAGATTGAATCTGCAATCGATGATATCGTCAACGAAGCAATCGTACAAGATGATGATGGTAAATCAATCAAAATTATTCTGGATGATTTAAAACAACCAGAAAAAATTAAAGAATCTATTAGAAAAGAATTTGATAATGTTTTAAAATTATTAAATTACACTAATATGGGTCAAGATATCTTCCGCAGATATTATGTTGATGGAAGATTATTCTATAATATTATTATCGACAGAGATAATCCAACTGCTGGTATTAAAGAACTTCGTTATATTGATCCACGTAAACTTCGTAAGATTCGTGAGATTAAGAAAAGAAAAGACGAAAGAACTGGCGTTGAAGTTATGGATGTGGTTAATGAATACTACATTTTCAACGACAAAGTTATTACCGGATCTTCAAGTAACTACGGTCCCGTAGGTATTCGCATCACAACGGATTCAATTATAAGCGTCGTATCAGGGTTGATGGACGCACGTAGAGCAGTCGTACTCTCATATCTACACAAAGCAATTAAACCTCTCAATCAGTTGCGTATGATTGAAGATGCTATCGTTATCTATCGTATCTCCCGTGCACCAGAACGTAGAATCTTCTACATTGACGTAGGCAACTTACCTAAACTCAAAGCAGAACAATACCTACGTGATATCATGGTGAAGTACAAGAACAAACTTGTATATGATGCAAACACTGGTGAAGTTCGTGATGACCGTAAGTTTCTATCGATGATGGAAGACTTCTGGTTGCCACGTAGAGAAGGCGGTAAAGGTACAGAGATCACTACACTGCCAGGTGGACAAAATCTTGGTGAATTAGAAGATGTAAAATATTTCGAAAAGAAATTATATAAATCGTTGTGTGTTCCAGTATCTCGTTTAGATCCAAATCAAACAGGATTCTCATTGGGTCGTGCATCAGAGATTACCCGTGATGAGTTAAAGTTTAGTAAGTTTGTTGATAGAATGCGTAATAAGTTTTCTGATATTTTTGATCAGGCAATGCGTGTTCAATTGGTACTTAAAGGTATTTGTACTGACGATGAGTGGAAAGAATTTAAAGAACACATCTATTACGATTATATCAAGGACAATAATTTTGCAGAATTAAAAGAAGCAGAATTGACCAGAGAAAGATTAAGTTTGTTGCAGCAAGTTGATCCATATACCGGTAGATATTATTCTATGGATTGGATTCGTAGAAATGTTTTACGTCTGGATGACAAAGCAATTCAGAATATGGAAGAAGAAATTGCTAGAGAAAGAAAAGAAGGTATAACTTATCCTTCTGATATAGAACAACAGCAACAGCAAGCACAATTAGATAATACACAAGCACAGACAGATCAGATGGCAGCACAAGCACAAGCAACTGCCGATGATGCTGCAAATGGAGATACCGGTGCAGATAATACTCCTGCACCACAAAAAAGTTCTTCTGCGAAAAGTAGTAGCACCAAAGGTGATTTGAATCTTGCCGCATAGGCAAAATATTACATAAATATAACACAATTAGGAGAATCTTATGGATGAGAATATTAAAAATGCAATAGAAGCAGCAATCAACGATAATGCAAATGCATACACTGATGCTATTCAAGCAGCATTAAATGCAAAAGTTGAATATGCTATTCAAGCAAGAAAACAAGAGATTGCACTAAATTTAATTGCACAACCAGAAGAATGAAAAGATTAAAAGATTTTCTAGAAGATAAACACCAGGAGACAAAAAATGCGCCTCCTGCAATGTTGGTTATGCGTAGAAAATCCATTAGACAGTTTCCAGATGGAACAAACGTTGCAATGTATTACATTGACAAATTGGATAAATATGTAACGGTACCGTTTACTAACATATTTGCTGCCGAAGATACTATTGCTACACTAAAGACAATAAAAGAAAATACATTAGTTGAGTTTGCCGATAATACTGAAATGGGTGTAACACCAGATATGGCAAAAAGTATTATTGAATTGCATAACAAAGTAAACGAAGAAAACAAAAAGAAAATAGAAGAAATGCTCGCATTGAGTACAGAGTATTTTAATAAAGTTTTAGAGTTTGCTAAAAAAAGTTAATTAGATAGGAAAACAAAATGGCCGGAAATGTATATACATATCAAGTTTTAAAAGATACCACAGAACGTGCGGTAATTAAACTTACTGCCAAATTTGATGGTACAGGACAAGAAAATAATGTTAGTCGTATTTCGGCGAATACATTATACGGTGCATTAGATGCAAATAGTGTTCCATTATACAGTAATTTGAGTGTAAGCAATACTGCATTATCGTTTTATGGATTAAGTATTCACAGATTGTGGTATGATTGCGTTAACCCAGCAAATGCTGATGTTGAATTGTTTTGGAATTCAAATGGTGCAAACACAGCATTAATGTTAAGTGGTACATATGAATATGATGGAAATTCTAACTGGGTTACTATTCCAAACCAAGACAAAGGCACACCTGGATGTAACGGTGATATTGGTGTAAGAACAAGAGGTATGGTTGCTAATAACTCATACACAATCATCATTGAAGTGCGTAAAGATAATGCATACTATCAACGTGGTCAGTTCAATGACCCAGCAGCATTCAACTACCCACCATATGGATTAACACCATAATGAACTTAGTTGATGCTATTTTATCAGAAAACTGGAACATAGCAAAAGATTTAATAGAACAAAGAATTGCTGAGTTAATAGAACAAAAAACTCAGCAACTCAAGCAAGAAATTGCGTTCGAAGAATATGGTGATTATGATGAAGAATATTATGAAGAATTAGACGAAGCAAATGTTCAGAAGATGGGTAGAACCAAATTGGTTCGTATTCGTATTCGTGGTGGTAAAGTGCAAAGAAGAAAAAAGTTTTCTTCGGTAAAAGGATATACAATTCGAGGTGGTAAATTAACTCGAATGTCATCGTTAGAAAGAAGGCATCGTAAGATGGCCGCAAGAAAATCAAAGTTTAAACGCCGTGCTAAATTGAGTCAGTCATTGCGTAAAAGAAGAATGTCTTTAAGAAAAAGAAAGGCAATGGGAATCCGATGAAATTAATAAAAGAAGTAACAGAAACAGTACAATACATTACCGAAGAAAAAGACGGTAAAAAACAACTGTATATCGAAGGTCCTTTTCTAGTATCAGAAAAGAAGAACCGCAACGGTCGTTTATATGAATATGAAACGATGAAAAATGAAGTTGCACGATATACAGATAATTATATTAACAAAAATCGTGCCTTTGGTGAACTGGGTCATCCGGATTCACCAACCATTAATCTGGAAAGAGTATCTCATCTAATCGTTGGTTTAAGACAAGATGATACACAATGGATAGGCAAAGCAAAAATTCTTGAGACACCATATGGTGAAATTGTTAAAAATCTTATCGAAGGCGGAGCATGCTTAGGTGTATCTTCTAGAGGTATGGGTTCTTTAGTAAACAAAAATGGTGTTAATGTTGTACAAGGAGATTTCTATCTTGCCACAGCGGCAGATATTGTAGCAGACCCATCTGCTCCAGGTGCTTTCGTAGAAGGCATCATGGAGAACAAAGAATGGATGCTAGTCAACGGTGTATGGACTGAACAACATATCGAACAAGCAAAAACGCAAATTCGAAAAGCATCTCGTAAAGAGATCGAGCAGGTAAGTCTCAGCATCTTTGAGAACTTTATCAAAAAATTATAATTTATAAATATCCAATATAAAAACCTAGGAGACACACAAAATGGTTAAAAAGTTCAATTTATCTGAAGCTGCTAAAGAAATTCTATCTGCATCAGTTTCGTCAAAACAATCGGGTCAAGACCACCCATCAAAATTATCAACATCTGTTGCTTATGGTCAACATGATGTAGGTCACATTGGTGATTCACCAGAAGAAGAACATGATGAATTGCCAGATTACACAAAAGGCACACCAACTGCAACTCCACCTGGTGCAACACCTCCAGTCGGATCAGAACCAATGAAGAAATTATCAAGTCAACCTGGTCAACACGATGGTGCAGAGCATGATGCAGTTCAAGAACCAGCAACTGACTATTCTTCAATCCGTGATCGTATCAAAGCAAAACTTGCTGCACAAACAATGAAACCAAATCCTGGTGCTCATTTTGATACATATGGCGAAGAAGCAAAGCATGATCATGAAGAAAAAGAAGAACATGATGACGAAGAACAAGACAAAGCATTAATCCGTAAAATGGTTAAATCAAAAGATTTGAAAGAAAAGATGAAAGAAGATATGGA